TGCTCGCGCCGCGCCGCCGCCGCACGCGGCCGCCTGACAAACTTGTCAGCCGATCGCCGTAGACATTTCGCCCCCATGTCGCACGCTCTCCATCACGGCGCAAAACGCGCCGCCGCTGCCGACGATCCGGCCGGAGCCGACACAGCCCCGAGAACCCAGCGACAACCGAACATGAACACGAACAACACCCCCGCCAGCACCGCCACCGTCCGCCGCCTGCCGAACGTCACGCCCACGGCGTCGCTCTGCTGGTTCCTCGCCGAGACGGTGCTAGGCAGCGACCGCAACACGTTCCTACACGGACCCGCCGGAACAGGGAAGACCTATGCGGCCGCATCGACCGTGAACCCGTACGGACCAGCGCCCGTCGTAATCACACTCACCGACGAAACCAGCGCCGCCGATTTGCTGGGGTACTACATCAACGGCCCGCACGGTTTCGTCTGGCAGGACGGACCAGCCACCGCCGCGATGCGTTCCGGCGCGCGCCTCGTCGTCAACGAGATTGACCACGCTTCCGGAGACGCCCGCGCCGCCCTGTACGCCATCGCAGACGAAAGCGCCACCGCCACACTCGCCGGCATCCGGCTAGGAAACGGTGAAACCATCCGCCCCTCGGCAGGGTTCCACGTCGTCGCGACAAGCAATCTTCCCGCCGAGGAAGCGCTCACCGGCGAAGGAATCATTTCCCGTTTCCCCGTCCGCGTTCACCTGCCCGAGCCCCATCCGGCAGCACTCGCCGCGCTGCCTGACGACCTACGCACCGCCGCCCGCGCTTCATGCCTCAACACCGACGAGGCCGAGCGCGACAGCATGCGGACGTGGCGCGCCTTCGCCGACCTGCGCGCCCAGCTAGGCGACGCCCTCACCGCCGCGCAGCTTGCCTTCGGCCCGAGCCGCGCTCAGGCCGTCATCGACTCGCTTGCCGTCGCTCGAGTTTGAGGGCCATAGAAACCACGACCCCCAGTTCAAAGATCATGAAACGTTCCGACCTTATCACCACCGCCCTTTGGCTCCTCGCCATCGCCGCGCTTGCTTCCTTCACCCTCTACACCCTCGCCACACAATGAGCACCAACCGACCAATTCCCGAGGCCATCGACGGCCTTCCGTGGACCGTCACCATCCGGCCACCCCAAAGCCACGGAGGCGGCATCCTATACGGCGTCACCGACCTTCACGGACACGCGATGACGCTGCCGCCGGAGGAGCACACGTCCGCACGATTCGTGCGCCTGCATGAACTGGCCCACGCAAAATGGACCCCACGCAACGTGCCCCCGCACGCCGCAGCCAAAAAAGCACGGGCCACTATCACCGACGTGCAAACCGCCGAAGACCTGCGGATTCAGTCGCTCCTCCACGTTCACGGACTACTCCCGCGAGACCTTCGCCACCGGACCGTCGACGACCTGCAGCGCTTCGCCGCAGCCGTCGCCGATCACGTCACCAGCGGAGACGCCCACACCGCGCTTGAAATCCTGACATGGGCCCGCGTTGGCTCCGGCGTCGCCGTCTTCCGGCGTCCCCGCAAATTCCGGCCGCGCCACGAACTCGCGCACTTGCCCGAAATTGCCGAAGAGCTAGAACAGATCGACGCGCACGCCCGCGCCCTGATCGACGCCACCGGCAGCGTCGCGCACGCTCTCGCCTTGGAGAACGCCACCAACCTTGCGCACCAGATCGCCGCCGAGGCAGTAGAGGCCGCGCTCCCGAAACGCTACAGCGCCAAGTTGCCGTTCCAGAAAGTCACCATCCCGCTTGCGCGCAAGCTGCGCGAGTTGCTCGACACCGCCCGGGACACGTTCCAGCAGCCCAACCCATGCCCGCCACCAGATGCCAACCGAGGCAGCGGCGAATGGGGCGAACTGGAGACGCTCCCGCCGTTGCCCCTCAGCACGGCCCACAAGCCCAAGGCCCAGCCGCAGCGCCGACGCCTCGCCCAGCTTCAGGGGAACCGGCTCGGCTCGCTTCGACGTCTCCTAACAGACGGCCGCGCCTTCCGACGTGACGTGCGCAAGCCCCAGAAGGGCGGCACGGTCCTAATCGACGCCAGCGGGTCGATGAACCTCAGCGCCGACGAAATCCGCGCCATTCTCGACCGCGCCCCAGCGGCGACAGTCGCCATGTACTCAGGCAACGGCCCACGCGGCACCGGCACCATCTCAATCATCGCCAAGGCTGGCAGGATGGCCACGGATCGAGAGATTGACCGCCGGATCGGCCAAGTCGGAGGCGGCAACGTCATCGACGGGCCCGCGCTCCAATGGCTGGCCAAACAGGCCGAGCCGCGAACATGGATTTGCGATGGAGCCGTCACCGGCAAACGCGACAGCCGCACACTCAACCTGACGCTTGAGGCCAACCAGCTTGCCAAAGCCGGACACATCACGCGACACGCCAGCGTCGCCCACTACCTCGACACCCTCCGGCCATGCTGAGCAAAGTAAACGATTTCGTGCTCGGCCTCATCGCCGCGCTTGTAGTCGTAACCGTCACCCTGTTCGTCACTATCACCAGCCGCGACAAACCACCACGACCACCACCACGCCGCAAGCGCTGACACCCACCACAGCCCGCCGCAAACCACGGCGGGCTTTTTCGTGTCCGGTTTCTGTCCTGGTGCTCACCAGGACAACCCGGGCGCCCTGGTGCAATCGGTCCGCACCTCCCCATTCATCACGCACGCGCTGGGGAATATTCCCCAATCCCAAAAAATTTCCCTCGCTTCGCTCGGGGAGGAACAGCGGAGCAAGCTCTCCTCGCTCAAACTAGGGGGAAAACATCGGGTAGTCCCTTTGGGACCACCCTCTCATGGGAATAGAGCGCATAAGAATGCGCCAGAACATGGGGATGATGCCGTCATCTGCCCGGGAGATAGCGCGCTCACCTGACGCCTGTGGCCTGCCAAGCTCGCTGCCATCCTGACCAACCCACCCAATCAGAGTCCGCAGCTTCGCTGCTCCCTAATGTACGCCCGAGAGGAATCCAAACACTCGGGTTCCCGCCGCTTCGCGGCGACCCTCTTGCTTAGACGGGGGGGCGGGGGTACCTGCACAGCCCGGGGTCCCGACACTATCCCCTTCACCCAAGCAGGTTAAAAAAATTTAGACAGGTGGGCCTGTTGCCAATCCTAGCTACTACTACCTAAGTGGAGTGTTTTTGTAACACTCCCTATCAGTAGTTTTTGGAATTAGAGGACGGGAGATAGGGGTAGAAAGTTACACACAATTTTAAAATTCCTATTATGGAGACGTAAGTGGCTGATTGACAGCAGGATGGTAGTAAAGATTTCCTTGCTTGTATTTTAGTAATAGCCTTGCTTAGATGAGCTTATGACCGAGGGTACGGCCATTAAGAAGGAGATGATGAAGGCGATTGTTGCAGCCGGGGAGAATCGACGGCTGGTGGAGGCCCGTGACCCGAAGAAGGCGGCTAGGTGTTTGGAGCTGATGGCGGAGGGCAAGCCTTGGAAGGCCATCATGCGGGAGGAGGGCATTGATTGGTACACGCTGGTGGGGCTTAGGGCTAGGCACAAGGACCTGCTGGACAAGCGCAGGGAGATTGTGGCGCAGGATGCAATGGAGTTGATTGAGGGGGCTAGGATGCTCCAGCAGGAGAAGATGAAGATGCTGGCGGAGGATGAGACGGCCCTGAAGAGGGTGAACATCCGCGACCTAGCCATGAGCTATGGCATTTACGCCGAGAAGTTCTTTATGGCCACGGAGGGCAACAAGGTGGTGGTGGAGCATAGGACAGGGGCTCCCAGCCTTGAGGACGCCGTAAAGGCCATAGAAGAGGCCAAGAAGAGGGCCAAGGCCGTGTCCATTGAGGTGGACGTGACGCCAGCCAAGGATGTTTCCTATGAAGAAAACAAAGAAGAAACTAAAGCTGAAGCAGGACGAGACGTTCAACAAGAAGCAGGTGGCGGGGATGCTGATGGGCGTCCTTGAGTCATTTGAGGGTCTTCTGGCCGTCCAGATTGCCTTGCAGAAGCAGGTGGACATGTTGCGTCAGGATATGGAGCAGGCCTTGGGCCGTAGCCGCAGCTACGTCTGGTCGCTTAATGGCGAGAAGCTCGGCTGATGGCGCTTAAGTGGGAAGAGCACCCCATTCTGAAGCCGCCCTCCGACAAGGAGATGGCGGCTTTGGAGCCTCAGGAGTTGGTGAAGCTGTGGAAAATCTACCACGAAGCCATATCCAACGCCCGCAAGGACCCGTACAGGTATGGGTGGGTGCTCGACCATTGGCGCATAGCGGAGGACATGTTCCACAAGCACAGGACGCTCCTCCTGCTGGGTGCGAACAGAAGCGGGAAGACGACGTATGGGGCTCGGGCTGTCGTCAAGGCGGCGGTGGAGAACGACGAGAGCTTGATTTTTTGCTTCAGCCAGAATCAGGAGACGAGCGTGCTGGTGCAACAGAGTGCCGTTTACGAGTATTTGCCAGCCGAGTTGAAGAAGAAGGCCACGGAAGAGACCCACTACATGAGCTATTCGATGCAGAATGGCTTTGCGAACAAGGGGCTGGTGCTTCCAAACAAGAGCCGGATAGTTTTCAAGACGTACAGCCAGTACCAGCAGAACCAAACCATCCTTGAGGGCATGAAGCTGGGGGCTCCGAAGCCCAAGTGGATAAACGTGGGAGCGTGGTGCGACGAATACCTGATGGGGATGGAGCTCCTTGATCGTCTCTACATCCGTTTCAGCACGTTCAACTCCAAGCTGCTGTTGACGTTCACGCCCAAGGACGGCGTGACGGAGACGGTGCGCTACTACTTGGACGGGGCCAAGACGCTGGAGAGCAGGGAGGCCGAGCTCTTGGACAACCGGCCCGTGCCCTATGTGCAGGTGAACGAGAACAAGAACACCGGCATTGTCTATTTCCACAGCAAGGACAATCCTTGGTCGGGGTATGAGAGCATTGCCGAGCAATGCAGGGCCAAGGGGGACGAGGCCTACACGCTGACAGCGGCCTACGGGGTGCCCACCAAGACGTACACGACGAAGTTCCCCAACTTCTCCGTGGACGTGAACGTCGTCAAGCATGAGTCCATCGACCTGAAGGGCAAGACGAGGTACATGGTGCTGGACCCCGCTGGGCGTAAGAATTGGTTCATGGTGTGGATAGCCGTGGACGAGACGGGGACGTGGTGGGTGTACAGGGAGTGGCCTGATGGCACCTACGGGGAATGGGCGGAGATGCGGGGCGGCAAGTGGATGCCCGGGCAAGCTGCCAAGGGGCTGGGCAACGGCATACGCGACTACGTTGACCTCATCACAGGGTTGGAGGAGCAGACGGCGGATGTCATCTTTGAACGGCTGATTGACCCCCGCCTTGGAGCTCAGAAATACCAGACACAAACCGGCGCATCGTCCATCATAGAAGACCTTAACGACGCTGGCTTGGTGTTCGTTCCGGCACCCGGGCTGGACATTGAGGACGGGCTACAGGCCTTGCAGACGAAGATGGCTTACAATCGCAAGGCTCCGATGGACAGCCTCAATCGCCCGCACTTCTACATCTCCGACCGCTGCACCAACATCATCTCCGCCTTGCAGGAGTACACGGCGGATGGAGGGCTGGAGGAAGCATGGAAGGACCCCATCGACGTTCTGCGTTATGCGGCCATCTCCGACATCCGTCACGTCAACCCTAACGATATGAAAGTGAGACGCTCAGCGTCACAGGCTTACTAAGATGAATAGAATTACATTCAAGGCTCTGGCCAAGGAACTCGGCCTCAAGAACCATGAGCTCATCCAGCTGCGGGCGGAGAAGCTCTCCGACGAGGAATGGGGCAAGGATGAGAAGGGGGCTTGGTTCACGGAAGAGGGGGCGGATAAGCTCCGCCTGCACAAGCAGGTGCCACTTGCCGTGCCCTCCCGCGTGCAGATGATTGTGGTGAGGCGCGCCCCCAATCCACATTGGGTGTATGCCCATTTGGGCAAGACCCATCCGCTTGTTCCCGTCGCCATCAGACCGAGCTGGTGTGATAGGCTTATCGGCAAACCAATCTACGTCAACATCATCAAGGACGCGCAAGGCGGAACCACCTATCGGCATGAGGCGCTCGGAAAGTGACATCACCCTGAATCCCGAGTGGCAGGCCGAGCAGATGGACCGCCTTCTCGGCTTTGAAATTTTGACTCGCGCCCTTCAGGCCCGCTACCACCCCGTACCCCCGGAGCTGTTGGCGGACAAGGTGGGTGCGAACAAGGGATTTGCCAATAACATCATCGTAAAGATTCAACGCCGCCTGCGCCCTAATGAAAAACGACCAAACTGAAGCCCTGACGTTCGCCTCGGGCAAGCCCGACGTACCGGCGCTGAAGAACGCTTACGAGCGGACGATTGGCGATTTGGATTGGTATTTGCAGAGCACGCGGGACAGCTTCGACTATCGCCGCAACATCTGGCCCGGGAAGTCCAAGGACCTTCGCAAGCATGGAGCCGACGCATTCCCGTTTGAGGGCGCTTCGGACACGGAGGCTGGCATCATTGACGAGCGCATCAACACCTACGTCGCGCTCTGCATGGAGGCCCTTGAGCGGGCCAACATCCGTGCCTATCCCGTGGAGCTGGGCGACATTGCCCGCGCCCGCGTCACGTCCGCCTTCCTGAAGTGGATGCGTTCGTCCTACATCAAGGACTTCAAGCGGCAGATGGAGCTGGGGGCCAACTACCTATTCGAGCGCGGCATCATGGTGAGCTATGTCGGCTGGATGCGTGAAAACCGCACCTTCCTCCAGCAGCTCAACCTCCAGCAGATTGCCCAGCTCAGTCCTGACTTGGCTCAGCTGATTGTGGACGGAAAGACGGACGACCAGATTGCAGCCCTCCTTAAGGAGCAGTTTCAGGGCGTCACGGATTCGCGTGCCAAGAAAGCCATCAAGCAGCTTCGCAAGACAGGTATGGCAGAGCTTCCCGTGGTGCGTCAGTCGGTGAATGCGCCCAAGGTGTGCTCCCTAGCGCCTGATGGCGACGTGTTCTTCCCCGCCTACACCACCGACTATCAGAAGGCCCCCTATTGCTTCTGGCGCGTGC